GATCCGGCCATTTTGACCGATTCATCTTGACACTTCGGACAAGTTGTCCGATTTTAGGGTAGCCTAATCCCTCAACCGGGGTGCCCTATTGGTCAACGATGAGGCCCAGGCCGGGCCTGGCATGGACGATACCGAACTTGCGGCTATCGTCAGGGCGGAGCTGCGGGACGCGGCCGCGTTCGTGGACGACGAACTGGCCAGCGACCGGGAAGAATCCACCAAATACTACCGGGGCGACCCGCTAGGCAACGAAGAGGACGGCAGGTCGCAGGTCATCAGCCGCGACGTGCGGGACGCCGTCCAACAGATCCTTCCATCGCTCATGCGGGTGTTTTTCGGCTCAGACCGGCCCGTTGAGTACGTCCCGCGCAACGCCGACGACGCGCCCCTGGCCGAGCAGGCCACGGATTACGCCAACTACGTCCTACTCCAGGACAACCCCGGCTTTGAGGTGTTCTACGCGGTCTTCAAGGACGCGCTGATCCGAAAAGCCGGAATCGTCAAGTGGCTACACGACGACGCCAAAGAGGTCACGTACCACCGGCTCACCGGGCTTGATGATGCGGCGCTAGGCGCTCTCCTGTCCGAGCCTGGTGTGGAACTGGTGGGCGCGTCGTCCACGCCTGACCCGCAAGTGGCTGGCCAGGCGGTAGCGATGGGTGTGCCGATTGAGGCGGTGCCCGCCATCCACGACGTGGAGGTGCGCCGGGTCCGAAAAAGCGGGCGCATCCGGGTCTGCGCCGTGCCGCCCGAAGAGTTCTTGGTGTCGCGCTCGGCTCGGACGGTGGACGACGCCAACGTGGTGGCACATCGCAGGCTGTGCAGGTTCACCGACCTCGTGGCCATGGGCTACGACCCCGACGAACTGGAGTCTCACGTCTCACACATGGACGCGATCACGTCCAGTGGTGAGGCGATGGCCAGGACGCCGTGGTCCAACTGGCCCGACGTGTCGAACAACCCGGCGCTTCGCCCCATCCTCTACACGGAAGCCTATATCCGGGTGGACTACGACGGGGACGGCATCGCGGAACTGCGCAAGGTCTGCGCGATTGGTGACGACTACGTGGTGGTCAGGAACGAGCCGTGCGGTGAGGTGCCGATGGCCGCGTTCTGCCCCGACCCCGAGCCGCACACGTTCTTCGGCCACGACGTGGCGGACCAGACCAAGGACGTACAGCGCATCAAGACGGCGCTGATGCGCGGCGCCCTGGACTCGTTGGCCCAATCGCTCTACCCGCGCACCGCGGTTGTAGAGGGTCAGGTCAACATCGAGGACGTTCTGAACACCGAGACGGGCGCGATCATCAGGCAGAACGCGCCCGGCATGGTGCAGCCGTTCACCACGCCGTTCGTTGGGGATCCGGCGTTCCGGTTCCTTGAGTACATGGACGACGTGAAGGCGCAGCGGGTCGGTATCCACAACATGGCGTTAGAGGCTGACGCCCTACAATCCACTACGAAAGCGGCCGTCAACGCTCAGGTGGACGCCGCCCGCCAGCACATCGAACTGATCGCCCGGATCTTCGCGGAAAACGGGATGAAACGGGTGTTCCGCGGCCTGCTCCGCCTCATGACCACCCACCAGGACAAGGCGCGGATGGTTCGTCTGCGCAACGAATGGGTGGAAGTCGATCCCAGGGTGTGGGACGCCACGATGGACGTGTCCGTCAACGTCGGGCTGGGCTACGGCACGAACGAGGACAGGACCATGGCGCTGCGTGAGGTGCTTGGCATCCAGCGCGAGATCCTGACCACGCTCGGCCCAGCCAACCCGATGGTCGGCTACGGCCACCTGCGCAACACGCTGGGCAAGCTGCTCGAATCCGCCGGCTACAAGGACACAACCCAGTTCTTCAAGCCCGTGGATCTGAACTTCGAGCCGCCGCCGCCGGAGCCAAGGCCCGACCCCGCCGAAATCCTGGCACAAGCCGAGATGACCAAGGCGCAGTCGGGAGCGCAGGCGGACGCGGCGAAACTCGACCTGGAACGCGACAAACTGAACGCCGACATCGTGATGAAGGCGAAGGAACTGGAGCTCAAGTACAAAACGGCCATCGACGTGGCCGCGCTGCGCAAGGGCGTGGCATGAGTGAAGAAAAGGCGCGGAAGGCCCAGGAAATCCTGGACAACCCCGTGTTCAAGGAGGCGGTGGAGGGTGCGTTAATGGCCGCACAGTCGGCTTGGCTGGTGGCCACGGACCCACAAACCCGCGAAAGCCTGTGGCACAAGGCCAAGGCCGTGGACGCTGTGGTGGGAGAACTGCGGAAGCTCCGGGATGCCGGGGTCGTGGCCCGCCACCAACGAGGGAGAGGGGCGTAATGGACACCACCACCCCATCGAGTGGTTTGACGGAACGAGAAGTGAGCCAACGGCTCGGCGCGATGCTGGCGGGACCTGAAGAGGAAATCCCCGAGGCTGACCCGGTCGAAGGTGAGGACGTGGAGGCCGGCGACATCGAAGACGGTGACGTTGACGCCGAAACGGTCGAGCAAGAGGAAGATGGCGAGGCGGAGGACATCGAAGGCCCAGCCCTTCACACCGTCCGGGTGGACGGAGAGGAAGTGCAGGTACCCTACGACGAACTTCTGGCTGGCTACTCCAGACAGGCCGACTACACACGCAAGACCCAAGCACTAGCGGAGGAGCGCAGAGCGCTGACCACCGCATGGCAGCAGGCACGGCAAGAGCGCGAACAGTACGCCAGCGTGCTCCCGCAACTGCGTCAGGTGCTTGAAGCGGCATCACTTGGAGACGAACCCGACTGGGATCGGGCGTTCGCTGAAGATCCGGTCGCCGCAGCTCGCCAGCAGTACGAGTGGCGGAAGCGGAAAGACCAGATCGAAGCGGTGAGAGCGGAAGAGGCGCGCATGTCGCAGCAGAGGGCCGAGGAAGCACAGCAGCACATGGCCCAAACGCTGGCGCACGAGCGTCAGAAGTTGCTAGACCGGGTGCCCGAGTGGCGCGACCCCAAGGTTCAGCAAGCGGAGCAGGCACAACTCGTTGAGTTTGGTCGGACACTTGGCTTTTCGGACAACGAACTTGCCAATGTCACCGATCATCGCGCCGTGCTGGCTCTGCGCATGGCCATGCAATTCGAGCGGGCCAAGAACCAGGGTCGGACAGCCAGGCAGCGGGCGCCCAAGATCGCAACCGCATCACCGGGCACTGGCGACAAACACCTCAACTCCAAGAGCCGCCGCAACCAAGCAATGTGGGAGCGGTCAACGTCCGGGAAAGTCCAGGACATCGCCCCACTCATGGGTGAACTCCTGTCTAGAGGGAAATAGTCATGGCACAGCTTGCCACCACGTTCAGCACCTACGACGCCAAGGGCATCCGCGAGGATCTGAGCAATCTGATTTCCAATATCTCGCCCACCGACACGCCCTTCATGAGCAACGTCGGCAGCGAGCCCTGCAGCAACACGTATTACGAGTGGCAGACGGATGCGTTCGCTGCCGTATCGACCACCAACCACCAGATCGAGGGTGACGACCTCGGTAACACGTACACCGCGGTCACCGCCACGTCACGGCTCGGCAACTACACGACCATCAGCCGGAAAGAGTTCCTGCTGTCCGGCACCGAGCAGGCGGTCAACAAGGCGGGACGCGCCTCCGAGCTTGGGTACCAGGCCACGAAGAAGGCCCGCGAGCTCAAGCGCGACATGGAGGCGATTCTGCTCGACAACAACGCTGCGGTGGCCGGTAACGACACCACGGCGCGGGAGACCGGCGGCCTGGCCGCGTGGATCAAGACCAACACCAATTTCTACACTACGGACGGTGTGGACCCGGTGTGGACTTCGGCTCCCACTGGCGCGCGGTCGGACGGAACCACGCGTGCGTTCTCCGAGACGATCCTGAAGAACGTCATGAAGGAGACGTACGACTCCGGCGGCAACCCGTCCATCCTCATGGTCGGGTCGTTCAACAAGCAGGCGGTGTCTGCGTTCTCTGGCATCTCCGCCCACCGCTGGCAGGCGGGCTCAGGCGTGAAGCAGGCCGCGATCATCGGGGCCGCCGACATCTACGTGTCGGACTTCGGGGAGTTGTCGGTGGTCGCCAACAGGTTCCAGCGTGCGCGTGACGCGTTCGTGCTGGATCCCGAAGCGGCCAGGCTGCGCGTTCTGCGGCCGTTCGAGATGCACGAGATGGCGAAGACCGGAGACGGTGAGAAGCGCATGCTGATCGTGGAGTACGGCCTGCAGGTGGACAACGAGGCCGCCCACGGGATCGCTGCGGACCTGACCACTTCGTAACCAGGGACGGGGGAGGGGGCCACCACGGCCCCCTCCCCCAACAGGGAGATAGCGATGGGTTGGAAGGGCCGACAACTGGTGGAGTACGAACCCGACCTGGGCAGAGCCACCTACTACACCTTCAACGACGACACCTACGAGTTCGCGATTGAAGAGGTGTGGGACGTGGACCCGGTGACGGAAGCGGCTCAGGCGGCCTACAACCAGATGGACGAGCGGGCGAGTTGGAAAGGTGACTGGCACCACGTCGCCGCCATCCCGAACGTCGTGCTCGATGACTACAAGAAGCGGGGCATCGACCTGCTCCGCGATAAACCAGCACTTCGCCGGTTCCTGAACGACAAGGACAACCGGGCGTTCCGTACCAGGCCAGGGAGGGTCTAGGGTGCCAGATATCGGGATCTGTTTGCCCATGGGCGACATGGTACACGCCGGGTTCGCTACCGACCTGGCCAAGACTATCGGGCATTGGTGCCTGAACGGGCTTGGTAACATCAAGATCCACAGCAGGCACGGCACGCTACTGCCCGAACAGCGCCAGGAGTTGGCGAAACTGGCCGTGGAGGAGGGCGCGGAGTTCGTCGTGTTCATTGACGACGACATGCGTTTCCCCATGGACCTGCTGCAGCGGTTGGTGGGCCATGACGAGCAATTCGTGGCCGCTAACTGCTCGAAGCGCAGGCGCCCGATAGGCCCAACTGCGATCAGCGGGGACACGTTCGTTCAACCGTCTAGAGACAAGACCGGGTTGGAGCGGGTGGACGCTGTAGGGTTCGGTGTGTGCGCGATCAGGGCGGACGTGTTCAGTGCCATCGAATATCCGTGGTTCGCCCTACCGTGGCTCAGGCAGCAGCAGAGGTTCCAGGGCGAGGACTTGTTTTTCATGGCGCGCCTGCACGCCGCGGACATCCCCATCTACATCGACCACGACTTGTCGTGGGACGTGCGACACTGCGGGGTCTACGAGTACGGCATGGAGGACGTGTTGGCTGAGAAAGAGTTGGCGCTTGCCGGCGCGTGGGAAGGGAAAGGCTAATGGCTATCACCACCTACGCGGAACTGCAGACGGCTGCGGCGAACTGGCTGGACCGCAGCGACCTAACGAGCCGGATCCCCGAGTTCATCGCGCTGTTTGAGGCAGAAGCGAGCCGGGTCATCCGTGCGCCGGACATGCTGACCACGGACTCCGCATTCACCGTTGACAGTCAGACGGAGACGGTGCCGACCGGGTTCAGGGAGGCCAAGCGGTTCAAGCTGAACACATCGCCCGTGGTGTCGCTTGAGTACGTGACGCCCGAACAGATGGACGAATGGCGGGAACTGCGGGCGTCGAGCGGCAAGCCGAAATACTTCACGGTGACCGGTGGGAGTTTCGAGTTCTTGCCGACCCCTGACTCTACATACACGGGCACGCTCCTGTACTACAAGGCGATTACAGGGCTGGCGACGACCTCGCCTAATTGGCTGCTGACCTCGCACCCCGACATCTACCTGTACGGCACGCTCGTTCAGGCTGAGCCGTTCTTGAAGAACGACGAGCGTATTGGCGTGTGGAGGTCGGCGCTGGACCGGGCCTTGGCCCAACTGGAAGTGATGAATCAACGGAAGATGGTGGGCACTACGCCACGGGCTCGGTTCCGGGCGTTGGACTAACAGGGAGAGAACGATGCCGGGAACGGTCAAGCTACAGTCCTTCGCGCTGAAGGAGTCTGGAGAAGTCGCGGGAAGCGCAACGGCGGCTGTCTGCCCCACGCTGGGCGGGTTGGTCGGGGTGATCTTCCGCGCCGCGGTCAGCAACGCGGGCAACGTGTACGTGGGTCCGGGTTCTGGTGTCACGAAGCCGGACGGCACGACGGATCGCACCACGGGCCTGGAACTGGCCCCGGGCGACTGGACGCCGTTCCTACCGTGCAAGAACCTGAACGAGTGGTATCTGATCTGCGACAACGCCACCGACGATCTGCTGTACGTGGCCTGGGAGGAGTAGCGTGGGCTACGGATTCGACGGATTCGTTCTGATTCCGCACGGGCCGCACATCTCGAAGACGCGGGCCGACGCGCGGGTTGGCGCACAAACCACGCTCTACCCCGTCATCTCATCGGGGCTCGTGACGTTCAACGACACGCAGAGCGGCACAAACGCGTTCAAGGTGACAAGTGATCTCGTGACGGTGGACGACGCCGGAACGGTCACGGCGCGTCAATCGAAATTGACGTTTCGGGGAATCTACAACGCCGGCCTAGCCGTGCTCTGGAGTTAGGGAAATGGCAACAGTAAACGCCGGGTTGGGGTTCTCTTCGCC